GCCTGCATCGTCAACTCCTACAGTCAACGATCCAATTTGTACAACTCCATCTGCTGATTGATCCCATAGCCAATAGCTTCCAGAAGTATCACCAAAAAACTTTACATCATATCCTGTACCATCAACACCAACATTTATTGCATCAGAAAATTTAAACAGATCTTCATCTTCCATCCATGTAATAACACCATCTGCTGATTCTCCATCAAATGTCATTACAATATCAGTTCCTGCAGTTCCTGATCCAAATGTTGGTGCAAGGAATGCTGAGGCTAGCTGATCAAATTCATCGTTTAAATCAGAGGCTTCAATTGTACCTCCGTCTACAATACCAGCTGAACTTTGCCTAGTATAAGTTGCCATCTATCTTCTCCCTCCCGGTGTAAATTCTAATTCAAATCCTTTTAAAGACCAAGGAATGTTGCTGCTTGTATCTGTTAGTTTTACAGCTACAGCAAAGCCTGAGCCTTCTACAGGTGTTCTTGTTATCGGTAAATCTCCTTGTCCGTATGCTGAACTTCCAAATATTCCATCACCATAATTAGCACCACTTCCTGATGAAGTTATTGAAAACACATCTGGCTGAGGAGTTTTAATATCATCATAATTATATTTTAAATATAAATTAGCACTTACAGCACCTTCAGGTTTCCAATTAAGATTTACTCTTTGCATATTTTTTCTAACTCCCGGATCTCCCATAGTTATATCGGGAGACCTATATGTAGAATCTAAATTTGCTGTTCCTCCAGCCCGTGTCCATACGTTACCTGATTCTTGTTTGTAGATATATCCATCATATCCTCCGTGCACAATAGTCTCTACGTTACTTATATAATCTGAGTCACAACAAGAAACTTTTAATCCTTTTAAATCAGCATATTCATATCCCATTTGTTGTGTATTGGGATTTACTTTTATTACAGCAATTAATCCTTTTTGTGAACCTTCTAAACCTGCTGTTACTGGATAGAATAGACGATATTGTGATTTGTCTCGTATTACTAAAGAGGTAATATTATCGTAGGTAATATCACTAATTCGTTCTTGAATTTGCTTAGAAACAGTACCAAGTTCCACGTCTCCGATTCTTGTAGTACCAGCAATTGTTCTAATTCCGTCTGCAGATAAGAATATAATATCACCACCTAGCTCTTGTATTGAATGGTTAGCTATTGAACCCACGTTCTTTGCTACTTCGGCTAATGCAAAGTCACTGGCACTTGTTCCTGCTATTTTATAAATTCTTCTCTGGCAAAATATATATAATTCATTACGGAATACTTTTAATCCTGTAACAACATCACCAACTTTTATCTCCCCAGCATTGGTATCAAAGTCATCCTCTGTAAATGGACCAGAGAATATAACACTATGTGTAGAATCAGACATACCACCGTAAAACATGTGATTTGCAAAAGATTTTACATATTTAGGGTTGGTAGGAGCTGATCCTCCACCTGTTGCATTTATTATATCTTCTGCATAACTTGTGTTTAATGAAAATGCTGCAGATGCTCCTGTAGCTATTATTATTCTATCAGTTCCATCGTAATTATACTTATCAAAATCGTATGTATAGGTTGTACCTTTACTCGTTGCTCTAGAAGTCCAACTACCACTTGTTGTTCCTGTATAAACTGTACCTCCTCTACCTGCCACAATAACTCCATTAAATATAGCAGACATTAATACCCTTTCATCTGCTGTAGCTACCTGTGGCACAATAGTAGAATTATATTTTGTTGTACCATTTAATTTTCTATATCCACCACCTATATCAGGCTCAAAATTAGATAGTTGTAATGCTTCACCGGGATGCATGGTAAATACATCTTTATTTAATACAAGTCCTCCTGCACATGCAGCTGTAAATGGTTTCATATAGGAAGTATCTGGCATACTATATCCTTGTATCTCTCATGTATGATTTTGTAGTAATATATTCTGACCTCATTATTTGTAGTAATTTTTCATACTCTGCATAAGCCATCTGAGCAGCTTGAGGATCAGAACGAAGTTTATAAGCATGGTAATTAGATCTTGTTATAATTAAATCTTTAAATCTATCATCTAAATCCATAGTATCTCCATGAGCAGATAAATCTGTATGAACTTTCCAATATTCATATTGTATTTCATAGTTACTTTTATCTGGTACTGGAGACAGCCCAAACTTTTTGTCTTGGGTAGGATACACATAATCTGGTACACCAAAAGCTGATTCTGAATTTCTTAAATCTCTTTCTAAATATCTTGTATTCCAATCATCATAGGATAAATATTTTAATTTTTTTATAGGTATATCTTCTGAAACTCTAACATAATCTACATCTAAATTATTAGCATCACTGTTAATAACCGTAACATACGTTGTTGCAACAGATGCTGTAAATTTTGTATCTAAAACATTTCCCTCTCCATAATTTGTTACAGTTACAGTATCACTTAAATCTGTTGTATCATGTGCAGAAGTACCAACTTTTACAGCCAAACTAGAACCTCCTGAAGAAGAATCTACTACTCGTACTTGTATTCTATATGTCTTATTCTTAACAGTAGATATAGACTGTGAAACTGCTGCATCATTTAACCGACACCTTCCGTTACCTCCTGAATTATATGCAGGAGTACCATCCCCTACAGCACCAGTTGTAGCATTTGTCCAACTGGATATAGCAGAAGTAAATTCTCCGTTTGTTATCAATTCAGTTGGTACAAGTCTAAATGTATCCCAATCTATTTTTCTATAAGCAAGATCACCACTTTGGGGTGATGCTGAAGAAGGCAAAGCATATACTCTCTGTCCTGTATTAGTAATTTGATATGTAGACTTATACAAATCAGGAATTTCTGATAAAGAATTATACACTTCATGCATAGCCTTTAATACAAATTTCTTTACAGAAGTCTGCACGCCTCTACTACTAGAAAACGTAGATGATGTTAATTCTGATTCATTTAATTCATTTAATACATTATTTACTAATACTAGATACGTTGTTGCCATTATTTATTTCCGTTGTCTAATTTTTTTAAAATTAAGTTTATACTTTGTTCTATAGAACGTAGTCTAAGTTCTGTTGTATCTACGACTGGTTTAGGTATACTATCCAGATACTTTTTTGTTACAATAAGTTTTTCTCGTGCTTTTGAACCTATTTTATGTACTGTCATAATTTTCTCTTTATATAAAAGGTAAGGGAGTATTTTAACTCTCCCTTACCGATAGCATTAAGCAAAAGTTACATTTTGGTCTTCGTTATCACCGTGTCCATCACAGTCTGCTACGACTGCAAAGACTCTAACTTTGGCTGTAGTTGTTACCCCAACAGAAGACACTATATCAATAGTATCGGCTGATGCATAATAAGCATAGCCAATAGAGGTAGTTCCAAGACTGGAATCACCTGCTCTTGCTCTTGTTGTTTCTATTCCTGCAGTAGGAGTAGATGCTGTAACCCAACGGTCCACATCAGCTCCATCTCCAAGAGATAGGGCATTTGAATTACCAGAACTATCTGCAGTTAGAATATCTAAACCTGCATATAGAACTAGTGAGTTAGCAGGTAATTCTATTACTTCTATAACATCAGTTCCTGCTGTTGTAAATTCGCTAAAGTCTACGATTTCACTATAAACTTTAACGGTGGGTGCATTGGCCGAATGACCTGTGCTACCACCACCTGTTACGGTCCATGTTGCCATGTATCATTCCTCCAATTATGTGTTCAGATCAACAACACCAGCATATACGGCTGTATATCCTGTGCCAGATCCTCTAAGTACTTTACGACCAAATACGTGTAAGCCACGTACTACGTCTGCAAAGCTGTCCGGATCACGAATTACTTCAGTTTTAGCAATATGTGAAGCAGTTGCTACTGCAGACATATGTCCAAATAAAGTATCACACTCTCCAGATGTAGTTGATGGTCCAAAAGTATGAGATGCTGCTGTTCCTGCAGAACCAACTTGTAAAACATTAGACTGGTACATTTTAAATCCATGTACAGTTTTATCTGTTATTAATCCATTGGTTAATACAGAAGAACCCCCAATTACAGATGAATCCACGAGTTTAGCATCTGCTTGTCTCATGATTTCATAGAATTGAGGAGGAGCAACAAACCAACGGTTTTCTTGTGGAGCATCTTGTTCATCTAAGACACGTGATGCTGTGCTAAGATAATTAGCACATTCGTTACCTGTATTACATGATATTGCAGAACCAGCTGCACCAAGATTAGTGGTATCACCAGCTGCATTATCATTTATTGCTTTCAGCACGTTGTAATCATAAGCTTTTTTCAAAGTATATGCACCTGCTGAAGTTGAAAGAGCTTCCCAATTTACATGAGCTTGTCGTTCCTCTATGTCGTCAACTTTGAATGCAAAGTAATTACCTTGATCAATAGTTAATTGTATTTGATCGTCAGTAAGTTCTTGTGTATTCACTGTTGTGCCACGAGCATACGAAGCCACAGTAATGGTAGGTTCTTTCAGTATGTTTACAGTATCACCAAAATTCTCAATCTCCCCAGTATAATCGGTATTCGTAATAGCTTCTGCAACCGATGCTCTACGGAAATATTTGAGAACTTTTTGACTGTATATTGCCGGTGCCCAATTACCTTTTGCAAGGTTATTATAACCACCAGCTCTTGCCATAGTAGCCATACTATAGTCCTCCCTAGTTTAAGTTATGCCTCAAGATCAACCCTGCCTTCTTTCATAGCTTGATCAATCTCTGGCTCAAGTTTTTCAAATTCCCAAGGTTTGAGTCTTTGAATCTCTGAAATCTTCCACATCTTGCTATTCTGCCCAACATTTACATCTCGGCTAGTAGCCTTAGTAATTGCTTTAGCAGCATCACTCGGTTTGGTTGATTTCCTTTTCCTGTCTATTCCAACATCCACTTTATATAGATCAACAGTCCTACTTGCCCAAACAGGATCTGTATTATTTTTCGTAATACCTTCAGAAATGCTTTTGGGCTGTTGTTCAAGCCATTGTAAAAACTCAGGTGAAGTTTTGATTTCCTCAAAATCAGGATGAGTATGTAAAAGCTGTTTATAAGCAGATTGAATCTTTAACTTTTTTTCTTTTTCCGTCAACTCTCCAATCTTTGCCTGTAAACCTTCTACTTTTTCAGAAGCCATTTTGTGAGAGATTGTCTCAACAACTTGATAGACATCTGGATATTTGTCCTTAAACTGTTCTAGATCTTCATCAGTCTTAGGGGGAGAATATTGTACTTGTTTTTCAGCAACTTTACTTTGTGCTTCCAAAGTTTCCTTTTCTTGCTTCCATTCAGACAATTTCTGATCGTAATATGTTTTAAGATCATCATATCTTTTTTTATAGTCATGCCCTTCCCTTTTTTCTGTAGGAATTTCTTCCTTATTGGGAACAGCACTCGTATTATTTGCATCCATAAAACCTTCGACTTCAGGAGTAGCTTCTGTCTTGGCCTTGACATCAGTGTCCTCAGTTACTTCAGTTCCTTCATCTTCGTTTGTTAATTCTCTATCTTTTCCTTGGTACATATTTGCACGAGGATCATTTTCAAGAATGCTTGCTTTATTGTGTTTGTTAGTCGTTTTCTTTGCCATCGTTACCTCCTTTACAGTGCCTCTTAATTGAGGGTAGCTGTTCTTGGTTGCAGAATCCAGTGCCAGTGGCATACCGGGTAGCTGGAATTGTTTAGACCTAATTGTCTAAAATTTCTAAAATTTTTAATACTCCATCCCTGTATTTAATATTACTTTCAGGGTTTCTATCGGAGCCATGATACCTTTCTAAAAGACTATTTAAATCTGTTACATCCTCTCTGTTTTGTTTAATCTGTATTATAGCATCAAATAATTTTCTATAATTTTGTTCATAGTTTTGTCCTAGTATTGAATCTGGTAATCCTTTTGCATTAGGTTGGCTGCTTGGTAAAAAATATCCTTCTTTAACCATAGCTTGAAATTCCTCTGAAGATATACCCAGTGTTCTTAAAGCTATTTTGCCTTTAGTTGTATTACCAGCTCTACGAGCATCAAATTCTTGTCGTTTTTTAAATCCATTTCCAAGATTTATAACTAACGTCTGTGCTGCTCTTATATTAGTTGCAAGTCGTAAAGCTTCTTTATCTACTTTATATCTTTCAGGATCGTTAATTATATCATCCATAACACCAGTGGTATACTGTGCTGGACCAAATGCAGAGGTAACTTTTGTATAGGGGTTAGCATCTATGCCTGCAAATCCATATATAGGATCTTGATTTGCCCATTCATGTGTTATTATTGCATTATATAGTCTATCAGGAGCAATACCATATATTGTATTTGTTTCTTCTTCAGATTGTTGTGGACTTGTTATACCTTTAAATTCCTCTGCAGGGTGTAAATTTTGCTGTTCCATAGTATATTCTATGTCACCCATTTGCTCTCCTAAACCTCTTTGTACAATACTTTCAGGTTTTTGTTGAGGAAATTGAGGTTTTATAGCCATTCCTTTAGATGCTCGTATAACTGGTTGTGCTGGCTGTCTAGCTGGAGCCTGTTGTTGTGGCTGTTCCTGTTGCTGTATCTTTTCGTCTGTTTCCTTTTTACCTCGGTTATTTATCTTTTCTAATCTATCATATCCTATTATATTTGCTATTACATCAGGAATAACAACTTCTCCATTTGA